CACTTAGAAGAAAAGCAAAAGACAGTAAAATCCTGATTTCCAAACGAAATCGGGATTTTTTGTTTTCCGGCGGGACGCAAAAAATGGCAAAATATTACGATTGCTGGTGTTCCAAAAGGTGGAGCAAAATAGGTGGAGCAAACATCTCCACCGAATAAGATTCTTTCTCTCTGAATTGCAGCATTTTGCGTATCAAGAAAGCGTGTATGGTTTCCTACTTTTGTACCACGAATAAAACTGTAGGAACATGAAACGAGACTTATTCAAAGTGCTTTTCTTTCTCAAGAAAGCCAAACTGCTGAAAAACGGAGAAGCCTCCGTGTGTATGCGCATCACGGTGAACGGAGCACGAGTGGAAACCAACATCCGCAAGAGTATCGACCCGGCTTTGTGGAATCAGGCGAAGGAGCGCGCCAAAGGCAAAAGCCGCAAGTCCTGCGACTTGAATGCCTATATTGAAGAGGCCAGAATCAAACTGCATGGTATCTTCAACGAATTGGAAAGCGAAGGCATTCCCATCCATGCACGTCTGTTGCAGGAAAAGTTCTTCGGACAAGACCAAGTGCCCGAGGTTGTCCGCACTCTCATTCAAACCATCCAAGAACATAACGACCAATGCCGTGAACTTGTCGGAAAGGACTATGCCCTGATTACCGTCCGACGTTATGAAAGCTGCAAGCGTTATCTTGCAGAACTTATTAAACAGAAATACGGCAAGGAGGATTTGCCATTGTCAGAAGTCAATGGCGAACTGGTGCGTGCTTTTGAGTTCTACCTCAAAACCCAAAAGGAGTGCCAGCAGAATACGGTTATCCGCTACATGAAGTGCTTGAAGAAGATAACCAATCTTGCGCTTGCTAACGAATGGATTACCAAAGACCCCTTTATCGGCATCAAGTTTCATGAGACAGAGGTTATCCGTGAGTTCTTGACAATGGATGAACTACTCACTATCTATCACAAGGAATTTCCGTTAGAGCGTATCACCATTGTCCGTGATGTCTTTATCTTTGCAGCGTTCACCGGATTAGCATTCATAGACGTACAACAACTGGCACCGGAACATATCGTGGAAGATTCTAATGGCAACCTATGGATTCGCAAGCCTCGCCAAAAGACGAAGAACATGTGCAACATTCCTTTGCTTGATATCCCATTGGAGATTCTCCGTAAATATGCGGAACATCCGGCTTGCCAAAAGAAAAACAGGCTGCTGCCAGTTCCCTGCAATCAGAAAATGAACAGCTATCTGAAAGAAATCGCAGACTTATGTCTGATAAACAAGACCTTGACCACACACGTAGCTCGTCACTCGTATGCGACCTCTGTATGTCTCGCCAACGGTGTGAGTATTGAGAATGTAGCGAAAATGCTCGGCCATTCTAATATAAAAATGACCCAGCACTATGCCCGTGTGTTGGATTCCTCCATCCTGCGCGATATGAATAATGTAAAGAACATGATGGCTAAAGTAATGGGATGAGTATGGAAAGAGGAATAATCACAATCAGTAAAAACGGAGTGGTGAGTGTTCCCTCTGCACCTATATGGATGACCCAATTTGAGATAGCCGACTTGTTCGGGGTATTCTCGTGTGAAGCTCGTAAGGCGATACACAGCATCTACAAGAACAAGGAACTGAACGAAGTGGACACAATGAAGTATGTCAAGCAACCCGATGGAATCAGTTATGATACTTATAACATTGAAATGATTATAGCCGTTGCATTCAGAGTACGCAGTAAAGAAAGTGCATTGTTCAGACGGTTTGCAATAACTGAAATCTGCGCCACTAAAAGAGCAACACCGATAACATTGCTCGTTTCCTGTAGCAGAGGAAGCAACCTATGGTATAGTTGAGGCTCATCCCGCCAACCACCTGTTCCCGATGCTCGGATGCAAAGGTAGCGTATGGCTCTGATGGCAGCGGAAAGGTCAGGCGGCAGAGCCGTTTCGGGCTGAATCTTCCTCCTATGGAGCGTATTCAGCCCGAAAACCTTGCCCTGCCTGCCACACGCTTGAAAGGCATCCGGCAACGGAAACAAGCGACTGACGGGAAATCAGAAGACAAGAAAAGGAACGGCTTACAGGTGAAGCAGAATTTTGATACTTCATCCGTAAGTCGTTCCTTTTTTCTTTTCGCTGTAAGTCCATTGCTATCGCAAATTATAGGGCAGACGGCAAACTGCGCTCCTTCAAGGAAATCAGATGACCGTCTGTCGGTAGGCGGAGCGGTAGCCGTCAAGCAGCATTTTCTCTATGTCCGACTCGCGGTAGAGTATCTTGCCGCCCAACTGGATATAGGATATCCGTCCCTCGTTGCGATAATCTTGGAGTGTCCGACGGCTTACCTTCAATCGTGCCGACACTTCCTTGTCGGTGAAGAAACGCTCTCCGCCCAATGTAGGGCGATAGTTGGCAGTCAGTCGCTCGTAGTTGTCCAGCAGTCGGTCGAGACTGCCCATGAAGTGGATAATCCACTCGTTGTCTTTGGTCATCAGTTCGTTCATGTTACTTTGGATTTAGTGGGAATTGTTATTCTACTTTGTTTATTATTTGTATTGTCTTTCCCTTGAATCGTGCCTCCTTTCGTCTGTCCTCTACATGAGCCACGATACGATTCACGTCTTCGGGACGGTAATACGTCTTGTGGTTAATTTGCGAGAAGGCAAGCGTACCATTGTCTCGGAGCGTCTGTAACGTGCGCGGACTGATGTTCAGCATCCGGCACACATCCTGATTGTCCATCCACTCACTCATTTTCTTTTCGCCGTGCCGCTGGCAGATGGCTTCCATACGGTGGACGAAGCGGTCGAACTTGGCGACCATCGCCTCAAAGGTCTTTCTTTCGATAGATACGATTTCCATATACATTATTCTTTGCTGTTATTGTTTCTTTTGCCGCAAAGGAATATATAATCCGTTATCTGACAATGGATTTCCTAAAAGTGGCAGTATGTTGCGCTGATGTGGTAGTCATTGTCCTATATCGCATTTGAATGGTTCGACTACTTTGTGTATTTAAAAATATGTCAATCTTATCAGTTAGCCGTATTATCAGTCATACGACATATCAATTATACATATGGCTGAAAAAGCATATTATTGATTAGATATCGTTATGGCCAGTTGTATTAATGTATGACCATACATACATTTTATCAGCTTAACTCAAAAGCGACTTTGTATGGTATAGTTCTCTTATAAAAGTATCTTTCTCTATTAATCCGTTCCTTACGGATTCTTGTGTTCACCTGAACACAGCAAGGTATGTTTTCGTCTGCTCAAAATACTTCGAGCAACTCAAAACGCCTTGCCCTTGCAGGAGGCTGAGTTTTCCTCCGAAGTCGGAAAAACCCTCCAAACCTACGGTGCTGTTTTTACGATTTAGATGGAGCAGTATTATTTCTTAACCATTCTTTATCCACTTCCGTGAGCCTATATTTTTGCTTTGGATACTTTGGCTGTTCTGGATATTGCAGTTCAATCGCTCCGTCCTCTAATGCAGGAAGAAAGTATTTTTCTCGGAATGACGTACGGTGTTTAAGTCTCATACTTGTCATGATTTCATTCATCGTCATATAGTATTCGCTCATTGAAAGAATTATCTCTTGAGCTTGGTCGGTAGTTGAGCGGTGCTTAGTCGGTGCTTGGTCAGTGGAATCTGAATGAGCGTTCAACTTAAGAGGGAACTTAGAGGGGCATAAGGGATACTTGAGGGGGTATTTTATTCTCACACAAGCCATATTATTGGAATATACTTAAATTTAGGCACAAAAGTTCACTTTAATAGGCAACTTTCAATCTTTATCATTATATTTGCAAATAGAATCAACTTATATACAGTTATAGAATACTCTTATGGCTTATGGAAGCAACAAGAATAAACCGATTGAAGATTGTGCTGGCGGAACAAAATAAGACAGGGAAATGGTTGGCTGAGCAACTTCAAAAGAATGAAGCAACTATTTCCCGTTGGTGTTCCAATACTTCACAACCATCATTAGAAATGCTTGTCAAGATTGCAACTGTTTTAAATGTGGAGCCAAAAGACTTAATAAATAACCTGAAAGGTGCTTGATTATGGGAACCAATTTTTTCACAAACGAAAAAGAGAATACCCTTCTTGAAAAGATTGAAGGAGTTTTCAAATATAAGGAAGTGCATTTCTTTGATGCACTTGTCGGATATTTTCGAGCATCAGGCTATTTTCGTATTAGAAAGTTTATACAACAAACCCCACAAATACGTATATTGGTTGGCATAAATGTCGATAAGCTTACCTATCAAGCAAATCAGCAGGGATTATTATTTAATCCTAACACTGAACAGTCTCAAGAAGAGTTCTTTAATGACATTAAACGTAATATACAAGAGGCGAAATACGACAAAGAGGTCGAGGATGGCATGTATCAGTTTATAGAGGATATAGTGACTGGTAGAATAACTATGCGAATTCATCCAAAACAAAACATTCATGCCAAGATATACATTTTTCGTGAAGAGGTATATCATCCGCATGGTTATGGTTCCGTCATCACAGGCTCAAGTAATTTAACAGAGTCTGGATTAGAAAAGAACTTTGAATTCAATGTTGAATTAAGGTATGATGATGATATACAATTTGCTACCGAAACCTTTGAAAAGTTATGGGCGGAAGCAGTTGAAATAGATATAACTCACATAGAAAAAATAAAGAACGAGTCATATCTAAATACCAACTTCACGCCTTACGAAGTATATCTAAAATTCTTATTAGAATACTTCGGCAAGAGTATTGACTTTGATCCTAACTCTGTATCCGATTTGCCTATGGGATATAAGAAACTGTCATATCAAATAGATGCAGTCAATGATGGATATGCCAAGATGATGAAACATAATGGTTTTTTCCTTTCCGATGTTGTCGGATTAGGTAAAACCGTTGTGTCTGCTCTTATCGCAAAGAAATTCTTTTTCTCCAATGGATTTCCAACACATCGTTCTCACATATTAGTAATAGTTCCTCCTGCAATGAAGGACAACTGGGAGGAGACTCTTACAGAGTTTAAGTTGGACAATTTTAGAATCATAACAAACGGGAGTCTTCACAAGATCAAAAATCCAGAATTATATGATTTGATTATTGTTGATGAAGCGCATAAATTTAGAAGCGACACGGCATCAATGTATAACGAATTGCAAAAACTGTGTAAGACTAAGACAAAACGCTATGATGGCAGTTTGCACGACAAAAAAGTGATACTTGTATCTGCCACACCACTTAATAATAAGCCTGAAGATATAGCTAATCTTGTATATTTGTTCCAAGACTCTAAGGATAGTACCTTAGAGGAGGGCAATTTACAACGATTCTTCCGTGAGCATATTGACAGATACAACAAGCTAAAAAAGCAAAAGGACTTAACTCTTATCGCTGATGAAGTTAAGTCCATATATGAGAGAATCCGCATCAAGGTTGTGGAGCCATTAACAGTACGTCGTACTCGTACCGACCTGATGGAAAATGATGCATATCGCAAAGATTTGGAGGAACAGAACATCCACTTCCCTGATGTCAAGTCTCCTCGAAAGATATATTATCAACTGGACACAGAATTAGAAACTTTATATGACAAAACTATAATGTATCTAAGTGATAAAATAAACGGTCTTAAATATTACAGATATCAGGCAATAAAATACTTAAAGTCGCCAAAGAAAAGCAAGTACAAGAAGGCAGATATGATCTCTATCCAATTGGCAGGCATTATGAAGACTTTGCTTGTCAAACGAATAGATAGTAGTTTCTATGCATTCAAGCAATCATTGCATCGATACTACGAGGCCAACAAGGTAATGCTTGATATGTTTGGCAATGGTACTATATACATCGCCCCCAATCTGAAAGTCAATGAACTACTTAGCGAAGATAAGGAAGACGAATTGATAAAATTGATTGAGGAGGAAAAATACATCGACCCGACAATAGAAGTCTGTACACCTGATGATTTTGAAGCGGGCTTTGAAGAGGGAATCAAGGCTGATAATGCTATTCTTAAGGAATTGGTTTCTATGTGGGATGCTGTAGATGTTGACCCCAAGTTAGATATATTCATCCAATACCTCAAAGATACTCTATTGAATAAATCTATTAATCACGAGGGTAAGCTAGTCATATTCTCAGAATCAAAAGAGACCACAAAATATCTTTATGACTCTCTCAGAAATCATGGTTTTGACAAAATTATGACGGTACAGAGTGATAATAGAGACATCCAAATGCCACTATTGAAGGAGAACTTCGATGCCAACTACAAAGGAGACAAGAAGAACGATTATAACATAGTTATTTCCACCGAGGTTCTTGCCGAGGGAGTAAACCTCCATCGTGCAAATGTTATAGTAAACTACGATACACCTTGGAACTCAACAAGGCTTATGCAGCGAATAGGTCGTGTAAACCGTATCGGTAGCACAGCTAAAGAGGTTTATATATTCAACTTCTTCCCAACGTCCAAAGTTAATGATGACATTGAACTGGAGAAGAAAGCAAAAATGAAACTCTTTGCTTTCCATGCTGCATTGGGTGAAGATAGTCAAATATACTCTACCGATGAGAATCCCGAAAGCTTTGGACTATTCGACAAAAATGTTGATGAAGAACGCGATGAGAAGTTGCGTTACCTGATGTGGATCCGACAACTAAAACAAGATGAGCCTGATTTGATTAAACGAATCTGCAAACTGCCATTAAGAGCCCGTACAGGTCGCAAAAGTAAGTTTATACCCGGAAGCACCATTGTGTTTATCCGAAACAAGCGCCGTGATGCGTTTACATTTGTTCGAGAAGACGGAAGCATAGAGGAACTGACTTTCTTGGAAGCTGTAAAAGAATTTGAAGCCCATATAGATGAAAAGTCAATTCCGCTTCATTCCAGGCATCACGAACAAGTGAAAACAGCACTTGATACATTTGCCAGACAAGAAGAGGCGGCCAAGGCAACAAAACAAAAAGTTAACCCAGCTCAAGGTCCCAATGAGAAAAAAGCTATAGCTTATCTTGATGGTTTTGTAAGTATTCCAAACATTACGGAGCAAGAACTTGTATTGATTAATAAATCCAAACAAGCTATTACAACTGGTAAATTCCAACAGTTGCAACGAGATATTAATAAGCTGAAAACAGCGACAAAGAAAGTTCCAGTCAAACCAGTTGTTCTACTAGAACAACTAATCAAGATTATATCAACATATCCATTAGAACATATCCAAAATGGATATGTTGACAAACAAGTAGATATGCTTAAAGTGCCGAAAGAGTTTATGCCTGAAATTATTATTTCAGAGAGTTTTAATATGTAA